TAATGATGCAGTGTGTATTCAATGGCATAATAATACTATCCTAGTTCCTGCTCCTAAATCTAAAAATGGAAAAGCAAGAGCTGTGCCAATGACTCAACGTGTAAAAAAAATATTAGAAAAGTGGTCTGCTATTTCTGGGTCTAAAAATAAAACAAAAGTATTTTATGGTTTATCTAAAGACTCAGTAAGACATTATTGGGATACCATTAGAGCTGAGATGGGATGGCAGGATGATAAAAACTATTGTCCATACATTTGCAGACATACTTGCGCATCAAGGCTTGTTATGAGTGGTGTTGGTTTGCCTAAGGTTATGGCATGGATGGGCCATACTAGATGGGAAACGACTATGGGTTATGCTCACTTAGCTCCTAGTGCCTTAAACGAACTGGCGTCAGTTCTTGATAATCGTAGCAAGATAATTGATGCTAAACCTGACACTTTAAAATTAATTAAAGGGTCAAACTAATATGAATATTAATTGCATGATCAGTAGACTTCTTATATACACGCATGATCTTGCAGTTACTTTAACGAGGATTTTTCAATACCGTTTGCCTGCAAGAAATTGTTGCAGACATGTTGCAGAAGTTGCAAATATGTTGCATTGTGGGCCAGTGGTGGAATTGGTAGACACGCAGGTTTTAGGTACCTGTATCGCAAGATGTGGGAGTTCAAGTCTCTTCTGGCCTACCAAAACTAAGGAAAAAACATCTTTTAATTTTTTAAATAAAAGTTATCAGCAAATTTGTATTTGGTTGGATATGACGAGGTCACTATCTTTAGGTAGTAGTAGTTATATATTCCCATTAGGCAAATAGTTCATAAACTTAGAAAAATCCTCGTTTTATTCCCTATCAAATTCAATCTCTAGTCAAATGCCTATAAGGCATTAGATTAGGTTGCACCGCGCTTTTGCAACAATGTTGCGGAATTGTGTTGCAGAATAGGAGTAAAACTAATGACAGATAGTGTCGAAGCAATAATTGAAGAGTTTGAAATCGAAAAGCTTATGCGTGGAAAGGGCGTAGCTAGATTTCATAAAGCAATGAACAAGGCAGTAGAGAAGGGTCAGGAAAGCAAAACAGAATATGGGATGCTTCTCCAAAAGACCAAACTACAATGTCTTACTGAAGCCATAGAGGGGTACTTAGGCAGATATAAAGGGGTTAAAGGCAGAATACCTATAGCTCACGCTAAATTAAGCCTTATAGAGCCTGAAATAGCCTCTTTTATCATACTTAAGAACATCTTGGATGGTATCTCAAGAGTATGTACTTTCACACAGTGTGCCATGAGGGTGGCATCTAGCCTAGAGGATGAAGTCAGGTTTCAGCATTTTGAAAGATTGAATGGAGAAGTCTTCAAACAGACTTTCAAGTATATCTCTAAGGCTACTAGCTACAGGCATAAAAGAAATGCCATGAGTTATGCCATGAGGACAGCATCAGAGAATGAGTCTGAGCTAGATTGGAAACCTCATGCCTGGACTAAAATGGAAAAAGAGCATGTAGGAATACAAGCTATCAATCTTTGTCTGCAGGCAACTGGTCTTGTAGAAATAACAAAAAAGAGTGGTGGCAAAAAAACTACATATCTCATTGAAGCAACTAATGCTCTGTTTGATGAGTTCACACAGGACTACATGAAAGAGAAATATGTTAAAGCTTCAGGTAGCACTGAGAAATGGATTGAGGAGAAAAAGCTAAGAGCAGAATTACTCAAGCCTGCTTTCCTACCTACCATCATCAAACCAAAAACATGGGTGCATCCATTTTCAGGAGGGTATCATGACCCATCCATGCCGAAGCTTCCATTAGTTAAAGTCAGAGAGAATAAGTATCTCGAAGAATTAACTAATAGAGTGCATGAGATGAGACCAATATATGACTCCATCAATATTATGCAAAACACAGCATGGAAAATAAATAAACCAGTGCTGGAAGTCTTTGATGAAGTAATGGCTAAAGGTCTTCATTGTGGCAAGCTAGTTAGTTTTGAAGACATAGAACTACCACCTAAACCTTTTGATATAGCTACCAATGAGGAAGCTAGGACTGTTTGGAAAAGAAAAGCATCTAAAATTTATGCTGAAAACAGGAAAATGAAATCAAAAAGGATACAGGCTATTAGGACAAGAAGTATTGCCTATGACTATAAGGATAGGGAAAAGTTTTATTTTCCATATCAATTAGATTTCAGATCAAGAGTCTATGCAATACCCATGTTTCTCAATCCGCAAGGAGTTGATTATGCAAAAGCTTTATTAACATTTGCAGAGGGTCAACGAATTGGTGATAGTGAAGATGCTCCTCAATGGCTCGCAATCCATATCGCAAATTGTTATGGCTTAGATAAAGAGACAATCGAAGAAAGAGTAAAGTGGGTTAATGAAAGCCATGAGGCTTTAATGGCTATTGCTGAAGACCCAATGCAACACTTTGATTTCTGGTCTAAAGCTGATGACCCTTTTTGTTTCTTAGCAAGTTGCTTTGAATACAAAGGGTATCAGGATGAGGGTGATGATTTTATTACACACTTACCTATAGCAATGGATGCAACATGCTCAGGGTTACAACATTTTTCTGGCATACAAAAAGATGAAGTGACTGCTAAAGCAACAAACTTATTGCCTGCAGATGTTCCATCAGACATTTACCAAATTGTTGCAGATAAGGTGAATGAGAAACTGGAAGCTTCAGATAAAACCATAGCAAAGAAATGGTTAGAGTTTGGTGTTGATAGAAAATGCACCAAAAGACCTATTATGGTTTTACCTTATGGCGGCACTAAGTTTAGCACAAAAGATTATGTAAAAGATTTCATAACAGAAAGTGGTAGACCGCATCCATTTGGTGAAGATTTATTTGAGGCTTGTGTTTATCTAACTGATGTTATCTGGGATAGCATTGGAGAGACTGCTAGATCAGCGAGAGTTGTTATGGCTTGGCTACAAAAAGTATCACGATTAGTTGCATCTGAGAATTTACCAGTAGTGTGGACTACACCTGCAGGATTTCCAGTACAACAAATCTATAAAGAGACAGAGAGTAGGCGTGTTAAATCAAAGCTTGGTGACAATATTATTAAACTTAATATTCAGTTAGAAACCAATAGGTTTGATAGACGCAAAATGGCAAACTCCATTTCACCTAATATGATACACTCACTAGATGCATGTCAGTTGCAGTTATCAGTAGTGAAAGCTAATAAAGCAGGGATTAAAAACTTTGCCATGATACACGATAGCTATGGATGTTTAGCAACAGAGACATCTAAGATGGCAGTAATACTAAGAGATGTATTTGTAGATATGTATTCGAAAGATGTACTGCAAACATTTAAAGATGAAATTATGCCAATACTATCATCAAGTAATCAGGCTAAAGTTCCTGAGCTGCCAGAGAAAGGTGGTTTGGATATTCAGAAAGTAAAAGAGTCTGAATATTTTTTCTGCTAAAAAAAATTTAATCTAATAAATGCCTAGTAGGCATATTTAAGTACCTCTCTATGACCAACTAAACATAGAGAGGTTTTTTATGAACGATAATATTAAAGGTGTGACGGAAGTTGGAAAAGCCATCTACCCTCACTTGAATAAACCTGATGTACGTTTTCAAAAGGAAGGCGTGTACAAGGTAACTTTAGAACTCTCACCAGATAATGCTAAAAATATTTTAAAGCATATTGATGAGGGTTTGGCATTGGCCAAAAAAGAAAGCAAGTCTAACAAGACTGCTCCACCTCCTTACAAAAATGATGAAGAGACAGGTAACTATCACTTCAACTTTAAGTGTAAGGCTTCTGGTGTATCAAAGACTGGACAAGCATGGGAGCAAAGACCTAAAGTTTTTGATAGCAAAGGAACTCCAATATCAAAAGATATTTTGGTTTGGGGTGGAACAACTATGAAGGTTGCGTATGAGATCATTCCATACAGCAACAACATGCTAGGTAGCGGAGTTTCACTTCGTTTAAAAGCAGTTCAAGTACACGAGTTAGTTTCTGGTGGAGGAGCATCTGCAGATAGCTATGGTTTCAAAGAGGAAACTAATGGATATATAGCAGAAACAGTAGAGTCTTTTCCTGAAGAAGCTGAAGCTTCTAATGGCCAAGAAGATTTCTAATAAAAAATTTAGAAGCGGTTTAGAGGAAGCGATAGCCAATGAGCTTGATACCCTTAATGTTGATTATGGTTATGAAGACATGGTTATCGACTACCTCAAGCCTGCAAGAAAGACTCGCTATACTCCAGACTTTACAATTAAAATTAATGGAGAAATTTGGGAGAGCAAAGGTCGCTTTCAAACAGCAGACAGAAAAAAACATTTGCTCATAAAAGAACAGCACCCTGACATAAAAATAAAATTTATCTTTTCTAATTCCAAAAATAAAATTGGTAAGAAAAGTAAAACCACTTACGCAAAGTGGTGTGAACTCAAAGGGTTTGAGTATCACTGCATACAATCAACTAAAAAATTATTTCCAATGGAGTGGATACATGGCAAGAAAGGCAACTGATTATATCGTTATACATTGTAGTGCAACGAGACCATCTCAAGACATAGACGCAAAAGAAATTGATCGCTGGCACAGAAGCAGAGGTTGGCTCAAGATTGGTTATCATTATGTAATCAAAAGAGATGGCACTGTAGAAGATGGTAGAGATATGATGGATGTCGGCGCGCATGCCAAAGGTTACAATCATAAATCAATCGGCGTAGCCATGATCGGAGGCGTAACAGAAGAAGATCACACAAAAGCAGAAGACAATTTTACTCCTAAGCAATGGGAAGCTTTAGATAATTTATTAAGAAAATTAACAGACAAGTTTCCCAAAGCTACCATCATAGGACACAATGAAATTAGTTCTAAAGAATGTCCATCATTTGATGTCCAGGAGTGGTTGAAACAAAAATCATATTCAAACATACAACGGATTTTAAAATGACATCAGTCAAAGAATTATCTGAGAGTGTGTCTCAGCTATGCAACATGCTCTCAGAATATAACTCAAGATTAATTGGCATAGAAAACAAGCTTACAAAAATTCAGAAGGAGGTTAAAAGCAATGGCATTAAATCTAGTAAAACAGGAGAGCAACTACCTACGCAAAGAAAGTTGTCCGAAATGCAAAAGTAAAGATAACTTAGCTCGTTATGATGATGGGCATGCACATTGTTTTAC